TAAACGCTTTAGTTTCGTAATCCGCTCTGATTCTTGGGCTATATGTTCCCCCACTGCTTTCAGTTTCAAATTGCGACTTAAAGCGGCCATCCTTTAGGATTTTTGTAAGTGTTCCCTTTTTAACTCTGACAAAAGGCGTGGCATCATCAGCCCATTTCTTTGCTCTTTTAGACAGTTCGGTCTTAATTTGCTCTACTGTAACTGGCCTTGGCCCAAATATCCCAACCTGTTTTTTTATCCAATTTGGAGCCTTTGTAAGTTGCTTTTCCTTTACGATAGCATCTAGCCGATAGTTGTAGCCAGAAACGTAAGCG